CCGGCGGTCTTCTCGGTGTCACTCCATGCTTTAGCAATGCTTTTAGACAGCTTATCGACTTCTTTAAGCTGTCCGGTAATTTTACCGAGTGATACGGAGAGGTCTTGCGCCACTCGTTACTCCTTCATAAATGCTTTGGCTAAATCAATCCAGTTTTTACGCTCTCGAGGAGAGAGGTTCTGAATTTCTGTCAGCGTCCAGCCTTTAAACTTTTTGGTTAGGTACAACCATTGCGTCATAAGTTCGTTGTACTCAGCGACCTTAAAGGCGAAACAACCTTCCGACGTTAATCGGAACCACCACCTCTTCACCACAATCATTGCAGGTCACAGTGATGTCATCAAACTGAGGACCAGAGATTCGTGTGGATATTTCTTGCGCAATGAGGTCTCGGTCAGAAGCTCCAATATCAAGAATCTGACGTTTGTCGTATACCGCCATTCCATTAATTTTTTCAACACAATGTGTCAAAAGAATGGTTGCAAGTTCGGGACCTGTCTTTTCCAAGTTGTCCGACATTTCACGTTGAGCCTTACCAATAGGGAGAGTTACGTCGTATTCCACTCCCTTACGACCCGTCACCGTGAAGTTTCGGTCGTTGGCAGAATCAACAAGAACTTTGCGCTTTATGTCCGTATGGAGGTCAACCGAAACGTCTTTGACGACGTCGCACGTCCCACAGTAGCCAGATAGTTCTGCTGGGTTTCCAAATGTTACGCGATAAATTCCGAGAAGAAGTTCATCTCGGTCACCGCCAAGAAGAAGGTCTAAGACCTCTTCCGTGGCGGCGTCAGAACCAACTTTTACTACCCCACGAGCAAGAATAGTATTCATAGCTCGGGGGATGCTGCCAGAACGAGCAATTGCTTCCTCGTCTCGACCAGTAAGCTCCCTAACCTCTGCCGTCCTGACGACCTCCCCGGCGGGAGAAATGTACCCGCCAGGGAGTTCGACAGTGGAATCGGTTGGGAATTTTACATCAACCTTTTTATCTTTTTCTTCCGGTTCAGCAAGTGCCTTTTCAACCAACGAGTTAACGAGGTTGGGGTTGTTTGCTGCGTTAATAGTGTTCGTTGTTGTGCTCATGTATTGCTCCTAGGGTAAAGAATTAAACGTCAAAACCTAATGCGCTGGTCGTGAGGTCGGGTGCCCAGTTGACATCAAACCCTTCGTGCACAATGCTCATCTGCTCAACAAAGAGGGCGTTGTCGCCAGCGTTGAGGTCAGAGTACGCAATTGCCGTAATCCATGCGTTGTATACGTTAAACCGGAGTGCAACGTGGTCATTAGATGCCGTGCTGGCACCCGCGGTGCTTGCTCCCGAACCGGGAATTGGGTGAGAAAGAACTTTAATCTCAATGTCGCAACGGAAGTTTCCGATAATATCTGTGGCTCCGTTGGTCAATCCTCCAGTTCCCTGGACGGTCTGAAAGAGTTGCTTCATCCAGTTCCATCCATTGTTTGTTCCGATTTGAACTCCACGAGACATGGTCAGCGGAGAGAACGACGTCTGACCAGGAATCTGGTGGAACGTGGTGTTGTACCCGCCTTCACGGTAAGGGATAGAGTCGGTCGTTACTGCTAGACCCGAGATTGCTGTGAATCCGTACGTAACGTCTTTCATTGCACCCGTGTTGCTTGCGCTTGCATTGTTTGCGACTGTTGCCGTACCCGATGCTGCCTGGTGAGGCTTAAACGTCACCAAGAATCGAAAGTTACGAATCGGGTCGGTAGCAAGAGACGAGCGGTCGTTAATAATTGTAGCCATTATTAGTCTCCTTAGTTAATGGTCTTCTGAGAGAGTGTGATGACCACAAACTCGGCGGGATATTCGAGAGCGACACCGACTTCGATGTTAACAATGCCATTGGCAATGTCTACCGAAGTGTTGTTTTCAGCGTCACACTTAATAAAGTACGCAGCAGCGGGAGTGGCTCCTCGGAGACCACCCTGGTTGCGGTATTCATTCAGGAACACGCCAAGAACAGTGCGGACCTGTGCCCACAGAGTTTCGTTGTTGTTCTCAAACACGGCAAACTGAGTAAGGTCAGTAATGCGCTTACGGAGGTAGTTCAGCGAACGACGCATTGCTACGTACTTGTCAGCTGTCGAACCAGTCTGCTTGAGTGTGCGTGCACCCATGACAACAGTTCCGGCACCGGGAAGTGTACGGACTGCGTTGACGGGAGACGCGCCAGTGTTCAGCGAGTCTAGGTCGGCTGCCGAAAGCGTAATCTCGGGAGAAACAACCCCAACAAGACCTGCGCGAATGCCGGCGGGCGACTTAAACGGACCAAACTGACGGTCGGTAGAAAGGAACAAGCCAGCGACGGAACTCGCAACCCCAATCTTACGGAGCGAGGATGTCGAACGACCAATCGGGTCAGCAATGTACACGTGAGGGTAGTACACTGCCGCGTAGCTGGACTTTACAACAGAGCCGGAAACCTTAGTAACTGTTCCTGCGTAAGTAACCGCTTGTGCAGGGGTCAGGTTGGAAGCCCCAGCAGAGGTAAGCGCTGGAGCGGTATCGAGCACAGCAAACGAGTTGTTTGCGTCAGCCCAAGCAACAAGCTTGTTGTTGATAGCAATTGCCGCTGCGTAGCTTGAGGCGGTGAAGACGTAGAACGCTCCAGGACTAAAGACCACGAGAGGGCGGTCAAGCAGCGTAAGTGCGGCAAGAGGAGCATCAAAGTCAGTTGCTACGGGAAGAGAGCCATCGGCACCACTCGCGAGAGGAAGAAGGTCCTGTACAGGAACTCCAGGACTCGTAGCAGTCTTTGTAAACGAAACGTATGCCGAAAGGTTTAGGACTGTTGAGATGAAGTCGCTCGAGTTGGCATCACCAATTACTACGTTTTGCCAAAGTTCAAGGATAGTGTCATCAGCTGAACCAACTGCTCCTCCAACTTCCCGGTAAACAGTGACGTCGTAGTAGCCAGTACCCGCGTCGCCAAGAGTAACCTTGACTCGAAGGTTGTTGCCATCGGCACCCTTGTTCTTTGCGTAGAACGTTCCGATTGTGACGGCGGATACGTCTGGGAGGGCAATGCTCGCCGCAACGGCACCAGAACCAAGAACGCGGCTGATGTAAAGCTCTGTTCCACCGTTGCGGAAGAACTGGCTAACACCAAACGTGCTAGGGTAATTTGCATTGTAATTTCCGAACTTCGAAACGAAGTCGTACCACGAGGTTACAAGAGTAGCCGACGTGGGTCCCTTCTCAAAAACTCCAAGAGCAGCACCAGCAGCATTAGCGGTTCCGATTGTAGAATTTGGGGAGGGGAGAGTGCGCTCACTGATGTAAACGCCGGGACGACCGTAGGTCATGTTATCTCCTTAGTGAGGTTTATCCGGGAGTGTACGTTTTTATTACGAGATAGTTATCGTCTCAAAGCCCGCAAAGGTGGTATCGCCGAAGCGACCGCCAGCATTAGCTCCGATGGGTGCCGTTATGTTCACCGTTGCCGTCTTTTGGAATTCGCTAAGAACTCCCTGTACGACCTCACTTGAGACCCGTACGGTGACAGCATTGACAAAGAGCCGCTTCTGGTTTTCTGTAAGGTCTCGCTTAGCGATATCCATTACGTCCAAACGTCGGACAGTTCCATCATCAAGTTCTAAGACTCCCGCACGCATAGGCAGTTTCTCTGCCAACAATTGCGCGACCAACATGCGGTCGTGCCGCGGTTGCCGGGAATACGTGGTAATTTGGTAATCAAGATTTACCGGAATGGGAAGGTCTGCTTCCCAGCCCTGAGTTGCGGGGTCGAAGTTTGCTGACAGCCGAGACTCCAGGTACGAAGCCGTTGTCTTTCCCCGCATTTCGCGAGAAGGGTCACGGCTAATGTCAATCATGTCAATAGTGACATACGGATATGACTGAGCTCGGACTTCCTGGTCAGGCTGACCAAACCATACGCCAACGTTACGGGGAACTTGGTCTCCCGTAGCTTTTTGGTCGTAGACAACCATTCCCTGCATTTTTTCACGCAAGGCTTTGTCCTCAGAGAATAGAAACATTAGATGTTACCGCCCAAGTGACGAGCAATTCGTTCCTCAAAGAAATCGGCAAGTTCAGGATGCTTTTGGTCATATTTACGAATAACTCCCGACGGAATCCTGTCGGGGTCACCGTATTCGTTTACAAAAGCAGAATCACCTGTCGATGGAGGAAACTTGACAGCGTAGTTTCCG